CATCGCCAAGGCCGCACGCGCTCGCGCCGATACCGTCAGGACCGTGGCAGACTCGGAGCTTATCCGCGCCAAGACCATCGAGACACTGGCGAAGGTCGACATGGACGCCAACGAACAGGCGCTTTCCAACGCCGCTATTATTGGACAAATGGCGGCACAGCAAGCCACGCAGCCGCCAGTATCCCTGCCGACCAGACCGCCCGAGGTGCTGTAAATGGCCGACCTGCTCAAAGCCGCGAAAGACCCGAAGTTCCGAGAGGATGTTGTCCGAGGCCTTGGCGAGACGTTCACACGCGGCGTGGCTGGAGTGCTTGGCGCGCCAGTCGACATCGCCACCATGGCCATGCGGCCGTTTGGCTACAACGTCCCGGCCGAGCAGGTGGTGGGAGGCTCAGAGTACATCGGCAAGCAGATGGAAGAAGCCGGGCTGATTTCCAGCGCTCGGCGTCCAGCCGCTGAGTTTCTGGCGAATGTTGTAACGCCTGACCCGATGGACGTAGCGAGACTCGGCGCTATGGCGGTGCCAGTGGTTGGACGTGCCATGCGCCAAGCCCCACGCGACGAGGCCATGCGTATCGCACAGGCAAATGCTGCCAAGCCCGTCAGCGAGGGCGGCCTCGGCCTGCCTCCTGACAATACGGCGATGGATCGGGCGAAGGCGATGGGGTTTGATACGCCAGCATTTCACGGGACTAACAGAAGTTTTCCATCATTTTCAAATCAAATGCTCGGCGCAAAAACTGGCGCCAAGTCTGCACAAAAAGCTCACTTTTCAACAGCAAATCCTGAACTTGCAGGCACTTATGCAAATTTAGAACATGTTTATCCTTTTGCCGGAAAAGATGTTCCTCCTGTTTATGAAAAACTTGTAAAGAATAAACAGGCATTCAAAGAGTTTAATGAGGCGCCAGATACTGCATCGCAGTGGGCAGTGTTGGAAAAATACGGAATGAGTGAAGGAAGTGGGCAAATAATGCCGTTACTTCTAAACCTTGGTAAATCTAAAGTAAAAGATTATCAAGGCAAAGGATACAGGGACGAAACATACAATGACATTTTAAAAGCGGCCAAAAAACAGAAAAAGGATTCTGCGACCTTTTTAAGAACATATGACCCAGGGCCATATGTAGGCGGCAATCCGCAAACAGATGTGTACGCTGTATTTGATCCAGCCAACATCCGTTCCCGTTTCGCAGCCTTTGACCCGGCCAAGCGCTACGAGTCTGACCTGCTCGGCGCTGCCGATCCTCGCCTACTGGCGGGCGTTGCTGGTGCAACTGGCGCTGGCCTATACGGTGCCAGCCGTATGCAGGAGGGCGAGGAAAGGCCGCAGCCGCGTTTTGGTTATCGGCCCGATGGGACGCCTAAGGGCGAGGGCTGGCTCGGCGTGTTGCCGCTCTCAGACGGCAATGTCGCCACCGAATACTCGATGCAAAGCCAAGCCGTGAAGGTCGGAGATCAGATGGTGGACTTCCCGACGCTGGTGCCGACGCTCAATCAGGAGGAGGTGAGCCTGATGCTCTCGGACATCATCCCAAATCGGAAGCCAATCCCTGAGCCGATCGTCCAAAAGGCCATCAAGCACGCCAAGCAGCGGCTGGACAAGGGGCTGTCGCCCTTCAAGGAGCTTGGCGAATAGTTGGCTTGACAAAGTTTTGCACTATACTGCTTTCAACCCTTGACAGGCTGTTCCTGCGGCGAGTGCCGCCAGCCTGCTGGGAATCACGGCATCCGGCCCGCCGTTCTGGGCTGAGTACAATGGGGTCTATATGACAGAAGAAACGGCAGAGGTCGAAGTACCAGAGATCGAAATCGAGCAACCCGAGCAGATAGGCGACGAAGCAGAAGCTACCGCCAGCCCGCCCGAGGTTGAAGAAGATGAGGTGCTGGTCACGATCGGGGAGGAAGCGCCGCCTCCGGAGGAGCACGCTCAAGCGCCTGAATGGGTGCGCGAGTTGCGGAAACAGCATCGCCAGTTGCAGCGTGAAAAGCGCGAGCTTGAGGAGAAGTTGAAGTCCGTCAGCCAGCCGGCCGAGAGGCCCATCGCTGTTGGGAAGAAGCCAACCCTTGAGGAGTACGACTACGATGCTGAGAAGTACGAGAACGAGCTTGCCGCGTGGTTTGAAAGGAAACGACGCGCTGATGAAGCAGAAGCCCGCGCTCGTGCGGCAGAGGCTGAAGCTAATCAGGCATGGCAGGCGAAGCTGGACGGCTACGGTAAGGCGAAAGCCGACCTCAAGGTGCGGGACTTTGAAGATGCAGAGGCGACAGTCTCTGAGACTTTCAGCGTCACGCAGCAGGGCGTTCTGCTTCAAGGTGCCGACAACCCGGCGCTACTCGTATACGCACTCGGCAAGAACCCAAGCAAGGCGAAGGAACTGGCTTCGATAAAAGACCCTGTGAAATTCGCATTTGCGGTGGCAAAACTGGAGACTCAATTGAAAGTTCAAAACCGTAAAGCGGCCACGCCGCCAGAAAAAACAGTCCGGGGAACTGGACCAGTGTCAGGCGCTGTGGACTCAACCCTTGAACGCCTGCGGGCTGATGCGGAAAGGACTGGTGACTTCTCGAAAGTCATGGCCTACAAGCGCCAGCAAAAGGCAAAACGCTGAATCAATTTTAGGAGCCGATCATGGCAAACTCATTTTCCAAAGAAGAACGCGTAGCGTTTGAAGACATCCTCGAAGGCTTTAACGACCTGCTTGTTCTGAGCAAGAACGTATCGGTCTACAACACTGACCAGACGATGATGGCCCGTACTAACAACGTCATCTGGCGTCCGCAGCCGTACATCAGCCAGAGCTTTTCCGGCACTGACATGACGGCTAACTTCGTTGATTACACGCAGCTTTCTGTTCCTGCCACCATCGGCTTCAGCCGTTCGGTGCCGTGGATCATGAACGCTCAAGAACTGCGCGACGCTCTGCAAGAGCAACGCCTGGGCGAGAGCGCCAAGCAGAAGCTGGCTTCCGACATCAACGTCGCCATGCTGAACGTAGCATCCTCGCAAGGCACGCTCGTTGTTCCCATCACTGGCGGCGCTGGCGACTACGATGACGTAGCCCAAGCTGACGCTCTGATGAACGAGCAAGGCGTTCCCAACTTCGACCGTAGCCTCGCGCTCTCCAGCCGTGATTACAACGGTCTGGCTGGCAACATCGCTACCGGCGCAGGCACTGGCGCTCGCTCCTTCAACGGCAACAAGTCCAACAACGCCTACGAGCGCAGCTTCGTCGGTATGGTTGCTGGCTTCGAGACGTTCAAGATGGACTACGCCAACCGTCTGACCGCCGCTGCTGGTGGCGTTACCACCATTGACACGCAAGCAGCCGCTGGCAACTACTGGGTGCCCCAAGCGACCTCCACGGCTGTTACCGGCGAACTGTCGAACGTAGACAACCGTTTCCAGACTGTCACCGTTTCCAACACGGCTGGCATTGTAGCTGGCGATTGCTTCACGATCGAAGACGTGGAAGCTGTGCATCACATCACCAAGCAGTCCACTGGCCGCGATAAGACGTTCCGGGTAATTAGCGTAACTAACGCCACGCAGATGGTTATCAGCCCTGCAATCGTTTCCGCTCAAGGCGGCAGCGACGCAGAACTGCAATACCAGAACGTAATTGTTGCGCCATTGGCTGCCGCAAACATTACCTGGCTTAACGTCAACGCCACCACGATCAACCCGTTCTGGCAACGCGATGCGCTTGAAATCCTGCCTGGCCGTTATGCAGTACCTGCTGACGCTGGCGTGGCTGTCATGCGCGGAACGACCGATCAGGGCATCGAGCTGGTGATGCAGAAGTTCTACGACATCAACAACATGAACATCAAATACCGTCTCGACACTCTGTTCGGCGTTGTGAACAAGCAACCAGAAATGTCCGGTATTCTGATCTTCGGCCAGCCGTAAGGCTAAAGCGCGGGGGGCTTCGGCCCCTCGCTCCTTTTAGGGGATAACCATGCCGCTCAAAAAAGGCTACAGCCGAGACACTATCGGCAAGAACATCAAGATGGAAGAAAAGGCCGGCCGCCCCAAGAAGCAAGCCGTGGCCATCGCTCTCAACGTGGCCCGCGAGGCTGCAATGAAAGCCGGCAAGCCTTCCAAGGCTCCGAAACCTGCTCCGAAAAAGACCAAAAAAGGAATGTGACCTATGGGCGCAAAGCACACACTCTACAAAGTACCAGGCAAGATCCGGCTCAAGTCGGGGACGACCTACAGCGTGCTTGAGGTGTTTGACAAGCGCTCACTGGCCAACAGCCTCGCCAGAGGTTGGCATTCTACCCTTGAGGCCGCTGTGGCCGCTGTAAAGGGAAGTGCACGCCCTGAAGTTCCAGCCCCACAGACGGCCGCCATTGTTGCGGCTCCCGCCATTGCGGATACGCCCGCGGTGGTCGATACTGATGACCAAGTCGAGCAGGCCGACGAGCCTGATGACGCGCCACCGACCCGCGCAGAGATGGAAGCCAAGGCCCGCGAGCTGGGTATCAAGTTCGATGGGCGCACAAGCGACAAGCTCCTGCTGAAGCGCATCACCGAAGCGCTGGAGGGTTGATATGGGGTGGAGCAAAAGACAATTTATTGAGGCTGCCTTCGAGGAAATCGGGCTGGCCTCGTACACGTTCGACCTTCAGCCGCAGCAGCTTGAGAGCGCGATGCGTCGTCTCGATGCGATGATGGCCGAGTGGAACGCCAAGGGCATACGCCTCGGCTACCCGCTGCCGGGAAGCCCGCAGGACTCCAACCTGAACGAGCAGTCTCTGGTGCCAGACAGCGCCAACGAGGCCATCATCTGCAACCTCGCTGTGAAGCTCGCGCCAAGCTACGGCCGCGCCGTCATGGGCGAGACCAAGATGACCGCCAGAGAAAGCTATAACACGCTGCTCTCCCGCGCCGCTGTGCCGCCAGAGCAACAATTCCCAGATACGCTGCCCGTCGGTGCCGGCAACAAGCCGTGGAACATCGACCAGCCATTCGTACAACGCCCGGTCGATCCGGTGGACGCTGGCCCAGACGGCTGGCTCAATTACAACAACTGAGGCCGCGCCATGCCGTATATCAATCAGCTCCCGCTACTCAATCAGGTTAGCTCCGGCGACCAGTTGCCGGTCTACACGCCGAACAACGGCGATGCTCGCCGCCTGCCGATCTCGGCGCTGCTGCAATACTTCCAGCAGACGTTCGCCGCGCCTACGGTTGCGACCACGTTCATCACGCCGGGGACAGGTTTTAACTACGCCATCCCGGCTCCGGTGTCACAGGCGCAGTGGATTCTGATTCAGCCTGCGGGCGGCCTTGCGGCTGGTACTGTCACGCTGCCGCTGAACACGGCCACGCCTGATGGCACAGACGTGTTGATCACCAGCACGCAGCAGATCAACGCGCTGACCATCGCCATCAACGGCGCAGCGCAAATCTATGGCACCGTGACCAGCATTGCAGCGGGTGGCTTCGTCAAATTCAGATACTACCAGGCGTCAAACTCCTGGTATCGCATTGGTTAAGGGGATCGAATCATGGCCTACACAGCGCAATTTCCCATCAGTTCTTTCCTCGACGTTGACGGCAAGCCGCTGGAAAACGGCTATGTCTACATCGGCACCGCTGGCCTCGATCCTGTTGCCAACCCGCAAACGGTGTACTGGGACGCGGCTTACACGCAGGTGGCTGCCCAGCCTATCCGCACGATTGGCGGCTATCCCAGCAACAACGGCGTGCGCTCGCGCATCTACGTCAACGCTGTAGACTACTCGATCAAAGTCACCAACGTGAACGGCACCGACACTGTTCCGGTGTCGCTGCTGAACGCCGGCAACATATTCGCTGCCGATGTTATCTTTGTTCAGGCAGGCGCTGGCGCTGTGCCTAGGACGGTTGAGAGCAAGTTGCAAGATACCGTAAGCGTCAAGGACTTTGGTGCTGTAGGCGATGGTGTTACTGACGATACCAATGCGTTTGAGGATGCAATTGCTGCTGTTGCGGCAACAGGTCAAACGCTTTACGTTCCTGCTGGAACGTACAAGTTGAGCCGTGAAATCGCAACAACTGGCGATCTCATCATCGAGGGCGATGGCGACACTACGGTGCTTGATTTCAGAGGAACCGTGACTGGCGGCACAGGCAAAGCACTGTCTGTTTCTGGGTCATTTACGGCGTTGCCAGACCTTTCCTCGAACGCATTTAAAAATGACCAAAGTGTTGTGTTTCTAAGCCAGCCATCGTTGAGTGTGTCTGACGTATTTGTGATCTACAACCCAACAGACTATTCGTATTCTGGGTTTCGTTTCAACTATCGTGCCGGGGAATGGTGCGAGGTCGATGGCGTGAGCGGCGCCACTGTAAGCATCACAAACGCTTTGTATGACGGCTATGTGGCTGCGGCTGTTGACTTGTATAAGCTAAACAGCCCAACAGTGTCTCTGCGCAACTTCCGAATCATCGGAACCACCGTTGAGTCATTGATCACCATTTCTTTGTGCAACCGTCCGTTGATTGAAAATGTCAGTGGGTATCTGGAGAACAACTGGGTTGTTGCATTCGACCGTTGCTACAAGCCGACCGCCATCAATCTCAACCTGTTCAACAAAGGCGACGGCGGCGATGACTATGCTTTGGTGATCACCAACTCGCAAGACGTTGAAGTGATCGGTGGCAACTACTACGCTCGCCGCCATGCCATTACCACCGGGGGCGCGGCAGATGTTGGTGCTGTGCCTTGCCGAAATCTGCGATTCACCAGCCTGACGACAAAGAACGACATCAACTCTGGTGTGTTCTCTGCCGACTTCCACGGCAACACGGAAGATAGCGTTTATGAGAATTGCCGAATCTACGGCGGCGCTACTTGGCAAGGCAAAAATAACCGATACGTCAACTGCGTAATCGGTGACATTTTGCAATACGTGTGCGTGTACTCGGCCGAAATAAAAGGTGGTTATTTCACACTTGAAAACTGTGATCTTCTGGTGAGTGGTGATCCATTCACAAACACCCGAGGCATCATCGACATCGGCGGAAACAATGCTGCTGTAACGGCTGACACAACAGAACGCACCACGTTTGTCGTTAAGAATTGCAGAGTTTTTGCACCGAACGCTGGAGCAAGTACCAGCTTTGTTCTTTTCAAAAACCAAGGTTGTGTGCAATACGTCAATTTTGATATTGACGGCATCACCGCGCTATCCACAACCAGCTTTGGACAAGTTTTGTACACGGCCAAAACCAGTGGGACTGCTGCGTCTGAATTCATTGTGGTCGATCGAATTACTGGTTTCCCTGCTGGAACATATTTGCACAATCCTAACGGAAACCATTATGCGAACTTCCCACACCGTTGCCAAAAGCAAACCGGAACCAGAACACTGACGGCTACGAGTGGCACGTTTTTCACTGTAGATTCGTCGCAATCATTCAAGTATCCATATCCTCGCACTCCTTCTGCTCAAGCAAGCGCTGTCGGTGGTTATGTCAGTAACAGGATGGCGATACCTGCGTTTGATGCGTTGTCATCTATAGCTTACACGTTGAGAATTGACTCTGGTGATCTCACTAATTGGGCTACGACAGCAACGCGCCCAGTTAATTGGATCGCTTCGATTGACGAGGTTTGAGGCAAAAACCATGGCAGCCAAAAAGAAAAAAGGCCCTTCGCTCTCGGTCGGACGCGGTGAGAAACTTCCCGTCTCCAAAGGCGCGGGCCTGACTGCCAAGGGGCGGGCGAAGTACAACCGCGAGACGGGCAGCAACCTGAAGCCGCCAGCGCCGAATCCTAAGACCAAGAAGGACAAGGCGCGGCGGGAATCATTTTGCGCACGCATGATGGGGATGCCTGGCCCGATGAAGGACGAGAAAGGGCGGCCAACACGCAAGGCCGCATCCCTGAAACGCTGGAACTGCCCCGAGTAAGCCATGGCCTACACCGACACCGCACTGCGAGATCGCATCAAGAAGCGCATCATGGCCGGGACCAAAGGCGGCAAGGCTGGCCAATGGTCTGCCCGCAAGGCGCAACTTGTGGCGCAGGAGTATGAGAAGGCTGGCGGTGGATACACGGGCGGCAAGACAAAGGCTCAAAAGTCACTCTCCAAATGGACTGGTGAGGAGTGGGGAACAAAGTCTGGCAAGCCATCGACGCAAGGCCCGAAGGCTACCGGCGAGCGATACTTGCCGAAGGCTGCCCGCGAGGCGCTGAGTCCGCAGGAGTATGCTGCCACGACGCGGGCCAAGCGCGAGGCCACCAAGGCCGGCAAGCAGGTGTCGAAGCAGCCCAAGAAGATTGCAAAGAAAACAGCCCGATACAGGTGACCCATGGCCCAAATACCTATCGTATCCGGCATCTACAGCGACAACGGCCCGGACCTGAGAACCAGTTACCCGGTCAACATGATGCCGGTGCCGAAGCAGTCAGGCGTGTCGACGGAGTTCCTGCGCCCGACTGACGGGCTGGTGAGTTACGGCACAGGGACTGGCATTGGGCGTGGCGGTATCCAGTGGAATGATGAGCTGTACCGCGTCATGGGCACCAAGCTCGTCAAGATCGCGCAGGACGGCACCGTTTCCGTTCTGGGCGACGTTGGCGGATCAGGTTATGTCAGCATGACCTACTCGTTCGACCGCCTTGCAATCGCATCTGGCGGCAACCTGTTCTACTGGGATGGCGCAGCGCTCACGCAGGTGACTGACCCAAACCTCGGCACAGTCATAGATGTTATTTGGGTCGACGGCTATTTCATGACAACAGACGGCCAGTTCCTGATTGTCACCGACATCCTGAACCCGCTGAACGTCCTGCCGCTGGCCTATGCATCGAGCGAGCTTGATCCCGATCCGGTCAATGCCTTGATCAAGCTGCGAAACGAGGTGAACGCGGTCAACCGCTACACCATCGAGATTTTCGAGAACACTGGCTCGGCTCTCCAGTTCCCGTTCCAACCAGTCGATGGCGCGCAGATTCAGAAAGGCTCAATCGGTACGCATACCTGCTGCGTGTTCAACGATACAGTGGCCTTTGTTGGCAGTGGGCGCAACGAAGCGCCCGGCATCTACCTCGGCGCGAACGCCAACACCGAAAAGATCAGCACACAGGAAATCGACGAAATCCTGCTGGACTACAGCGAATCCACGCTGGCCGGCTGCCTGCTTGAGGCCCGCAACGACCGCTCGCACAAGCATCTGATGTTTCACCTGCCGGATCGCACGCTGGTGTTCGACGCGGCGGCATCCGAGGCGCTTGGTCAAAACATTTGGTTCGTCATGGTCACGGCTGTGCAGGGCATCGCGAGATTCCGCGCTCAGAACTACGTCTGGTGTTATGACCGATGGAACGTCGAGGACCCGCTGTCCACGACCATCGGCCGCACCGCGGACACCATCGGCAGTCACTGGGGGCAGAAAGTGCGCTGGGAGTTCGGCACGATCATCATCTACAACGAGGGTCGAGCGGTCATCATCAACCAGTTGGAGCTGGTGGCGCTGCCTGGCCGCGTGGCGCTGGGGCAAGACCCGTTTATCGCCACAAGCTATTCGCTCGATGGCCTGACGTGGAGTCAGGAGCACAGCATCCGGGTTGGCAGCATTGGCCAGACCAACAAGCGGCTGGTGTGGTTCCGGCAGGGTTCCATGCGGAATATGCGTATGCAGCGGTTCCGCGGTGACAGCGATGCCCATGTGGCGTTCATCAGGCTAGAGGCGGCTCTAGAGCCGTTGGCATACTGATGGCCGGCTCAAAGTACACGCCACCGCTGAAATTGACCCGCGAACAGCTCGCGGAGTTCCTGCCCGACCATCAAATGATCCGGGCCTTCGAAAACCTGTTTGCCACCGTTGAACCAATCACGCCGTCAACCATTGACGACCTGACGATCCTCGCCGGGCAGGCTGACAACAAGGCGATACAGGCGCTCCAGTCGCTGGCCGAGATTGCACAGACGGCGGCAATTAATGCCGGCGCTGCTGAGGATCGGGCCACGCAGGCGCTGCAAGCCATCGCCCAACTGGCGCAGGATGCCGCGCTATGCTGCGCTATTGCCGAGGCCAAGGGAACGCAGGCCATCGGGTCTATCGCGGCTCTGGAGCAAGACACGGCCGTCACGGCGGCAGTGCTGGAGGCCAGAAACGTTCAGGCGCTGGACGCCATCTCAGCACTCACGCAGGCCGTGGAGCTGCTGGCGCTGGCACCGCCTCCGCGTGAGTTCAAGCGGGCGCGGTACGGGGCGTTCTACGACACCACGATACAGACCGCCACTGCCATCAATACGGCAAAGCTGATCACCTATAACTCAACGCAATTGAGCCAAGGCGTCTACGTTGACAGCGTGGTGACAAGCCGGGTCTATGTTGATACCGAGGGCATCTACAACTTTCAGACTTCCATCCAGCTTGACTCGACCGTGGCGACGGACGAGGAATTCTATCTGTGGTTCAGGCTCAACGGCGTGGATGTTACAGACTCAGCCAGCCAAGTGCGGATCAAGGGCAACAATGCCGAGATATTTGTCTCGCTCAACTTCTTTTTTGACCTCAAGGCCGGCGACTATGTGGAGCTGGTGTTTTCGGTCACGGACCTTGGCGTTCGACTGGAAGCCACAGCCGCCGCCGCGCCGCATCCCGGCATACCATCTATAATCCTGACAGTCGCGAATAACATCGAGGGCGTACAATGACCGTAACCGTGCAGGCGATCATCTCGAAAGAGCTTGAGAACGTCCAGACTACTCAATACACCAGTACCTCAGCCCGGACCATTCTGGACAAGTTCACCGTGACCAACAACGACGCGGTGGCCCGGACCTTCTCGGTCAACCTCGTGACGGTGGGTGGAACGGCAGGCACTGACAACCTCATCATCGACAACAAGACCGTCCAACCCGACGAAACCTACCTGTGCCCTGAGATGATCGGGCAGGTGCTGAACCCTGGCGATTTCATTTCGACCATTGCCAGCGCCAACAACGCGCTGACCACGCGTGTAAGCGCTCGGGTTGTGACCTGACAAAACGGGCGACGTGTGCAAGACTTGCTCAAGCTGAGAAATTTGAGCCGCCAGCGCCTCGCCCAGACAGCAAATGCTAGATGGAGGCAGCCTATATGGGCTTTTTGAGTGACGTATTTAGTGGCGTTGGGGATGTTATTGGCGACGTAGTTGGCGGTATAACCGGCGCAACTCAAGCCGCTGAATCTGCTGAAAAGGCCGGCGAAATACAATCCGAAGCGGCAATGGCCGGCATCGAGGAGCAGCGCCGACAGTTTGATATTGCGATGGACAGGCTCTCGCCGTACCAGCAGGCCGGCGTGGCCTCGATGCAGCAGCTCATCCCATACGTCGGCGCAGGCCAGCCGGCACTGGAGGCTCAGCAGGCTCTGGCGGGCTTGCGAGGGCCAGAGGCCCAGCGTGTGGCCATCGACCAAATTGCTGCAAGTCCTGAGTTCAAGGGGCTTGTCGAGCAGGGCGAGCGGGCGTTGCTTCAGCGCGCATCGGCCACAGGCGGTCTCCGTGGTGGCAACATCCAAGAGGCGCTGGCCCAGTTCCGGCCGCAGATGCTGTCAGAGCTTATAGGCCAACAGTACAAGCGACTGGGCGGCTTCACGCAGCTGGGATCGCAGACGGCCACAAACCTCGCTCAGATTGGGCAGTCTGCCGCTGCTGGTCAAGCGACTGGCGCGCTACGCACTGGCGAAAGCATCGCCGGCCTACTCGGAGAGGATGGGGCAGCGCGTGCTGGCGGTGAGCTTGCAATTGGTGGCATACCGCGTCAGGCGTTTAGTGACCTCATGAACATTGGCGGCCTCACCGTTGGCGCGGTCAGTGGCGGCTTATTTTAAGGGGTAGACCATGCCAGCACCGTATAACTATCTCGGACAATTGCCCCAGGTTGATTTGGGCAAGAGCTTTCTATCCTCGTACCAGACGGGTCTAGCGCTTGGCCAGACGGCTGAGGCGCTTCGTCAACGCGAGCGTAACGAGCAGTTCAAAACAGACTTTGCCAATATGCTGAAAAATCCTTCGATGCAGGGCTCGATGGAATTGGTGGCTAAGTACCCGGAATTTGCCGACAAAATTCAGGCGGCAAAGAACATCTACGGCGAGGAAGAAAACAAGCGCGAGTTTGACTACGCCGTGGATGCTACGCTTGCAGTTGAATCTGGAAATGTTGACATCGCAAAAAGATTGACGATGGAGCAGATTCAAGCGCTTAAAAACGCCGGCAAGCCGACTGATATGTATGAAAGGGTTTTGAAAGGCCTTGATGAAAACCCAAAAGCAACCATAGGGGTTCTTTCCGCATTTGGTGCTGGCGCTGATTTCCAAAAATGGAAAGGCATTACAGAAGCCAAGATGGCACAAAAAAAGGCAGATGCTGAAGCAGCCAAAGCATCTGCTGAGGCCTTAAAAGCGCAAGTCGAAGCGAAATACGCCAATCAAGTTCAACAGGCCAACCTTGGCAAAACACAGGCAGAAATAAACAATCTTTCAAGCCAAATTGCCGATAGAACTTCGCGTCTAAAACTTGATACAGATCAGGCCGTTTTCAACATTGCAAAACTGCAAAAAGAACTCGGGACCATCCCTGATGCTGTCAGAAAAGATGCTGATGCTGCTGTCATTGCCGCTGGTTCAGCGCTGACATCTGCCGATCAAATGGCATCGCTTGCGGATCGCATCGCCGCCAACTCGTTTGGCACTGAAGGCGTGTTCGCAACTGCTGACCAGTGGCTGGCGGATAGCCTTGGAGTTGGAGAGGATGAGGTTAACGATATTCGCAAAGAGTTCACGCGCATACAAAACTCAGAGATCGTCAGAAACCTCCCGCCAGGCCCAGCCACTGACCGCGACATCTCCACGGTTGCCGAGGGCTACCTGAAGGCAACGGCCAGCCCTGAGCGCATGGAATCCTACCTGAGAGGCGTTGAAAAGCTGCGCCGCATTGAGGGCGAGCTGGAGTACGGGAAAGCCGACTGGCTTTCGAAAAACGGCTCGCTGCAACGCGCCAGAGGTGCAATGGAGGTTGGCAACTATCAGGTGAAGCCGGGCGAGTCTTTCGTCGACTTCAAAAAACGAGTGGCCGGAGACATCAACGCCAAGTATGCCGAGCAGTCCAGAAAGCGCTTTATGTTCCCAGGCCAAGCTGGTGCAACGCCTGCTGGTGGAATGCCTGCTGGCGGCATGGCACCAGCGGCCGCTGGCGGTGAGACGATGGCAACGGTTCCCGCAGCGTTTGGCGGTGCAGGCGCTGGAATGCCAGCGCGACCCGCGGCTGAGGCTCCAGCGACAGGTTTCACACTATTAAGAACTCGCCCGGCCCCGAGGTAACAATGGCAAACGTCATCTATGAGGTAATGGCACCTGACGGCCAGACCGTTCTGGAAATCGAAGGGCCAGAGGGCGCGTCCGAGGCACAGGTTATGGCTGCTGCCCAGCAGCTTTACCGCGAGCAGTTGCAGACGCAAGCCGCCGCCACCGATGTGCCAGTTCTTGACGAGCGCGGCCGTGTAGTCCAGCCGCCAGCCGCAGCGCCACGGCCTGAGCCTACGATGGGCGAGCGGGCTGTTGGCCTTGGTGAAACGCTCCTCACGATGGGATCGGCATTGCCCTCGATGGCGGCGCAGGCTGGTGGTGCGCTTGGCGCGTCTGCTGCCGCGATCCTGCGCGGTGAGTTCGGCACGCCACAGGCCGCTCAGATGATCCAAGAGACGGCCATGGAACAGGCGCAGCGCCCGTTGATCATGCCGAAAACAGCCGCCGGCCAGCAAATGGTACAGGCTGTTGGCCGGGCGGCAGAGGCTATTCCGCCCTTTGTTCCAATGGCCGCCGAGCTTGGCATGGCCGGCCGACTGGCTGGCGCTGCTGGCCGTCAGGCTGTTACTGCTGGCCGTGAAGCCGCAGGCCGGGCTGCTGTTGCCACTGCCGAGGAAGCGCGAGCGATTGGCCGCGACGTGGCCGAGGTAGGTCGTGGTGTGCGTGAAATTGGCGAGATGGGCCGGCGTGTAATCACCGAGCCTACGCCACAGGGCCGGGCCGCTGGTGCTGCCGAGACGCCTGCCGCCATGCAGCGCCGGGCTACGGCTGAGGCGCTTCCTGTGCCGTTCGAAGGGCCTTCAAAACTCACCACGGGTCAGGCCACTCGCGACTTCAACCAGCTCAAGTTCGAAAAGGAAATGGCCAAGTACGAGCAAGGCCAGCCGCTGCGTGAGCGCGTAGAGAACCAAACACAGACGCTGCTTGGCAACTTCGACGCGATGGTTGATCGCCTTGAGCCTATCAATGTGGAACCTCGCGAGCTTGGCATGGGCGTGGATAAGGCGCTGGTCAATCGAGCCGAGGTGAAACGTCGCCAAATTCGACAGGCTTACGAGAAAGCCCGCGCCACTGGCGATATGGAAGCGCCTGTTTCCATGGACGCACTAGCGCAACGCGCTGCCGACCTGACGCGCTATGAAGGCGTGTCGCCCAACATTCGCGCTATACGCAACGAGGCTCGCCGCCTTGGTGCCATCATTGAGGACGAGAACGGCAACATCCTGCCGGGGACCGTCAGCATCAACAACTCAGAGATACTGCGCCAGTTCGTCAACGAATCAACGGACTGGACCAACCCACGCGAGGCCCTGTTCGCCAAGCGCTTCACGTCTGCCATTGATGATGCCACCGAAGGCGCTGGAGGCGAAGCCTACAAGCAGGCTCGACGCCTGCGTCGCCAGTTTGCTGATGAGTTTGAGAACGCGAGCCTCACGGCCAGACTGCTCTCGACCAAGCCTGGCAGCGATGACCGCCGAGTGGCTTATGAGGACGTGTTCGACAAGATCATCGTTGCCTCGCCGCTGGAGGAAATGAACAAAACCCGTAGTACGCTGCTTCGTTCTGGCGCTGATGGCAAACGCGCATGGCAAGACCTCAAGGCTTATGGGCTTGAGTACATCAAAAACAAATCGCTCTCGCCAAGCCAGACCGATTCCCGCGGCAATCCTTTGGTATCGCCTGACAAGCTACAGCGCACCATCCAAGCGATGGACCGCCGCGGCAAGCTGGAATCGCTCTATGGCAAGAAGCAGGCGCAGACGTTGCGCGACTTGGCAGACATTGCCAGCGTCATCTACACGGCACCGCCTGGCGCAATCAATACGTCAAATACCGCGTCGGCCTTGCAGGTGGCGCTTGATAGCGTGGCAACCTTTGGACTGACTGGAATCCCTGCGCCTGCCATGACGGCATTGCGCGAGGCGTCTAAGTACGTCAAGGATCGCAAGACCAGAGCGCGCATCAACGCCGCGCTGGAAGGCAAATAGACTAGACTGATGGAAACCGATTGAGGAATCACCATGTCCGCACTTTCGATCAACCCGCCGTTCCCGGTCTTTCCTGACACCGACGGCCAGCCGCTGGAGGATGGGTACATCTGGATCGGTACGGCTGGCCTCAACCCGCTGACCAATCCAATCGTGGTCTATTGGGATGCAGCCCTGACGCTGCCAGCCGGTCAGCCTGTCCGTACCATCAACGGTTTTTCATCCAGAGCAGGTACGCCTGCGCGGCTGTACGCCAACAGCGACTACTCGATCCAGGTGCAGAACAAGAACGGCAGCGTAGTCTACAGTTCTGCCAACGCGACTGAGCTGCTGTCATCGGATCTGGTGACGTTCATTCAGGCTGGCGCTGGGGCTGTTCAGCGCACCGCACAGAGTAAGATGCGCGACTTTGTAAGCGTCAAAGACTTTGGCGCTGTTGGCGATGGAGCAACAGACGACACGACAGCAATATGGAACGCCATCATATCGCTTCGGGCAAACCCGGTAACCATTCTTGACACTATCGGTGGAAACCTTATCACCGTCTATTCATCTGGAACGGTTTACTTCCCACCTGGCGCATACAAAATAACTCCGGATCAACTGAAAATCTATCAGGACCTTGGATTGATCCTTAAAGGCTCTGGAAGCCGCAGAACAAACAACGCAGTCAAGGGGTCTACGACTCTTTTGGTCTCAGGCACATCTGCTGGGTTTGGCATTCAAACATACAGAAACGGTGGACGCGGATTGACCATCGAAGACATGGACATCTGCTATGAAACGTCTGCGTTTACTGGTTCTGTTGTTGATATTTTGGACTGCCCGGGCGTGACCATGAATCGCGTCTACCTTGGCACCTATGGCATCACTGGCCCCACTCGGTTGACGACTGCTATCGCCTGCCTGCGCTCAACCTATGACGAGTTCATTACGCTAAACAACTGCGTTTTGAGTGGGGCGCAGAGGGGCTGGTGGTCGGACGATACGCGCACAGAACTTGGAAACACGTTCGGTGGAAGCATTACGCATTTCAATGACTGTGTGTTCTACGACTTTTCCGAAAACATGGTGTACCACGGTGGAAGCCGCACAAGGGAAACAGTCAATTTTACTAACACTGTTTTTAACCCCATTGCCGTTTCGCCTTCCAGCTCCGGAATCAATATGGATAACGTGGACGGGCTTAACATTCTTGGGTGCAACTTTGCGCCATCCACGACTGAATATCCAGCTTCTCAATGGTTGCGTGCAACAAACGCCACGGCGGTAATTAACGGCAACATATTTGGCGATCTTGCTGTTTCTGCTTTGCTGTCAGGTCAGATTAGCCTTAACGGTAACAAGTTTGCTGGCACTGCTGGGCCGACCATGAAGTCTGGT